GAGACGCACTACATGGCACTTAATGACAAAGAATTCTTAGACCTGGCAAGGGACGCGTATACAACAAGCGAAACCTATGTTGACTCATTTATGCGTAAGCAATGGGAAGACGGATTAAAACAATGGCAAGGTAAACACGCAACAGGCTCCAAGTATCTAGCAGAAGGATACCGTGGACGCTCACATTTATTTAGACCACGCACTAGAGCAGTAATACGTAAGAATGAGGCAGCAGCAGCAGCAGCGTTCTTTTCAACGTCAGACGTAGTCAATATATCACCTCAAGATGACTCAAACCCATTAGACAAGCTTACGGCTGAAATAATGGACAGCTTAGTCAACTACAGATTAAATAATACTATTCCTTGGTTCATGATCCTGAACGGTGCTTATCAGAGTGCCCAGGTAATGGGTCAGGTGTGTAGTTACCAGTCGTGGAAGTACGAGAATGGCAAGGATGAGCCATGCATTGACCTACGACCAATAGAGAACATACGAATAGATCCAGCTTCAGATTGGCTAGATCCTGTGAATTCAAGCCCTTATATCATCGATTTAATCCCTATGTACGTAGGCGACATCGAAACAAAGATGAGAGTGCCTGATGAGAAGACAGGGGAACCAGAGTGGATAGATACAGATGAAAAGACATTATTAAGTGCTACCAATGAATATTGGGATAGTACACGCATGCAAAGGGAAGATAGAGGAGATAGTAAGTCTAATCTATATACTACAAACAACAAGTTTGCCACAGCATGGGTCAGACGTAACATTATTAAAGTAGACGGTCAAGACTGGGTATTCTATACTCTGGGCAGTGAGCATTTACTAAGTAAGCCAAAGAAGCTAGAAGAAGTATACCATACAGGCGAGAGACCATATGTGATAGGTTCATGTATATTAGAGTCCAATAGATCAATGCCTTCTAGTGTCTGTGACCTGACGCGTGACGTACAGGCGGAAATCAATGACGTTACAAACCAACGAATGGACAACGTCAAGCTAGTACTGAATAAGCGGTACTTTGCTAAACGTGGCGCAATGGTAGATCTTAGATCACTTACACGCAATGTGTCCGGGTCAGTTACACTAATGAATGATCCTCAGACTGACGTGCATGTACAGAACACTCCAGATGTTACTAGTTCTTCCTTTAGCGAGCAAGACAGATTAAACCTTGATTTTGATGATCTAGCAGGAACATTCTCTGGATCTAGTGTCCAGGCCAACAGAAGCTTGAACGAGACAGTGGGTGGAATGAACCTTATGAGTCAGCAAGCAAACCAGCTTGGTGAGTACCAATTAAGAACATTCGTAGAGACATGGGTAGAGCCAGTGCTAAAGCAGCTAGTTAACCTGGAGCTTAAATACGAAACAGACACTACCATACTTAACGTAGCAGGTAAGCAGTCAGAGACATTTATAGAGAACAAGCTGAATGAAGTGACTGACGATATGCTAACTGGCGACATGATCGTAACAGTTAACGTTGGTACAGGAGCGAGTAACCCTCAAACACAGGTTGAACGTTTCTTCTATGGACTGAACTCATTAGCAGGCGTACTTGGTGAAGAGTTTATACAAAGTATTGATACTGAGGAAGTTATAGCGGAAGTCTTCGGTAAGCTAGGATATAAGGACGGACAGCGCTTCTTTAAGCAAGAAGAAGAAGGTGTTGATCCTAAGGTCGCAGAACTAGAGCAGATGGTTCAGCAGCTACAGCAGGAACTACAACAGAAGAGAGATCCTGAAGAGCAAGCGGCTAAGATACGTAAACTAGACGCGGACACAGAGTACCGTAAAGCGGAAACAGTTAATAAGAGCGTTGAAGCAACATTCAGTGCAATGAGTAGTGCAGAGAAGATAGCAATGCAACCTCAAATTGTACCGATTGCTGACGACCTATTGTCAAGTTCTAATTATGAAGATCATAATGGGGCTCCAATAGCGAATGCTCCATTATCAGCCACAGCGGCGTATGAGCCTCAAGAACTAAATAACAACCCTATCACCCCACTTAATCCAGATCGTGGCTTACAGGAAGGTATGATGGCCGTAGAGGATGACATTTAATGTCTGATGGAGGCAAGGGAAGTACACAACGACCTACTGACCAGGATAAGTACAATGACGCCTGGGAACGTATATGGGGAAAGAATAAGAAAGAGGACAATAAATGACAGACTTATTAGCAGAAGCGCAATTAGGCGTGGAAGCAGAGCTATTTAAGGTATCAGCTTTAGGCCGGTACATGAATGACAACGCAGTTAGTGAGATTATCGAGGCTAGCAATGAGCTATGCACCGTTGATCCAACTGACACTAAGTTAATTACTTCACTCCAGAACAAGGTTTACCGTGCTAATTCTTTCCTGATGTGGATTGAGTCAGCCATAGAGAGCGGCAACTTTGCAGTGGACACAGTAAGAGACGAACACAATTTTTAGATAACAACAAAGGAAATAGATTATGACTGACGAAACCATCGTATCAGACGTTTCAGACGAAGTATCAGAAGAACTTGTAGAAGAAGCAGTAGAAACAGTAGAAGAAACCGAACAACCTAGAGATCATAGACAGGATGCCATCGAAGCACTTGTCAATGGTCGTATAGACGAACTAAAGGAAGAGGTCGGAGAAGTAGCCTCTAAAGATGTAGAGGAAATAGAACAGGAAGAAGTTAAAGAGGATGCGGCTGAAGAGCCTACAGAATCGGAGACTGAGCCTGAACCAGAAAAAGAACAGGAAGTTATTGTTAAGATCGATGGAGAGGAGATATCGTTACCCTTATCAAAGCTAGTTAAGGGCTACCAGAAAGAAGCGTCGGGTGACAGGAAGTTAAAACAGGCTGCGGATGAACGCCTTGAGATAGACCGACTACGAGCAGAAATGTTCAAAGCACCACCAGCGGAAGCTACACCAGTAGAACCCAAGCAAGAAGAGCAACAGCTACCTGATGAAGGCGCTGAAGCAAGTCTAGCGGAAAAAATTAGAGATTTGTATGATGATATCTCTGTTGGTTCTGATAGTGAAGTGATCGCAGCAAATAAAGAGTTACAATCTCTGCTAAGCGGACGCGGAACAGATGCTCCCGCCATCCAAACTGAAGACATAGTGTCACAAGCAGCACAGCAAGTACATTTAAAAATGGAGTATGACCTCGCGCACACTCAATTTGCTGATGAGTATCAAGATATCGTAAATGATCCCACGCTACTTAATATGGCGACAAACGTACTAAATGAGCAGATACCTAACTCAAGAACGTACAGTGAAGCATTTAAGAAGGCAGGTGATCAAATACGTGAATGGAAGAACGGACTAACGGCTAAGCAGGACGTGAGCGAAGATAAGCTGGAGTTGAAGCGGCAGTTACAGAAAGAACCTGTACGAGCTTCAGGACGAGCGGAACGAGCACCACGTAAGACTGAGTCTGTGTCTGATATAATAAATAGCATGCGGTCGAGTCGCGGACAGTGACATCCGGATGCAAACTCGCGCAATATAGCGCAAAAACCTTAGCGGAGAAATAAGATGGCTGGTCAAGTATGGGGAACCAATTCACTTGGTGGATATATGTACAGTTTAAACCTTTCTAAAGAGTTGCGCCAGGCAGTGCAACCTATGGTAAAGTTTAGACAGTTTTGCGACGTAAAAGACGCGACACAACAAGGTAAAAAGAAAGGCGATACATTTAACTGGAACGTATACTCTGATGTTGATACACAGGGTGCAGCGTTAACAGAGAACGTAAGTATGCCTGAGACTAACTTTAACATCACACAGGGAAGCTTAACTATTACTGAATACGGTAACAGTGTTCCTTTTAGTGAGAAGCTAGACAACTTGTCTGAGCATTCAGTTAGAGAAGTAATTAACAAAGTATTAAAGAACGATGCAAAGAAGTTATTCGATATTGCAGCACACGCTCAATTTGATGCAACTCCTTTAACAGTAACTCCAACACTTGGAAACTCTCCAGACTCAGTAACACTTGAGACTGCGGGTCAATCTACTATTATTAACTCTATTGCAATGGGTAAAGACCATGTAAAAGCAATTAGTGACATTATGAAGGAACGTAACATCCCTACATATGCTAATGATGATTACTACTGTATCGCTCACCCTTCAACATTCAGAAGCTTCAAGAACGATCTAGAAACTATTCATCAGTACACTGATCCTGGTTTTCAGAAGATCATGAATGGCGAGATCGGACGTTATGAAGGTATGCGTTTTATCGAGCAAACAAACATTGCGAAAGAGGCATGGACTGGTGGTTTATCTAACCAGGCATACTTCTTTGGTGAAGATACTGTTGCTGAAGCAATAGCATGTCCTGAAGAAGTTCGTGGTAAAATACCTACTGATTACGGTCGCTCTAAAGGTATCGCATGGTACTACTTAGGTGGATTTGGATTAGTACACGCTGATGCTGCTCAAGCACGTATCGTAAAATGGGATAGCTTATCTTGATCTAACCCCTAACAATTAGAGGGCGTAACAGCCCTCTTCTTTTACTTAAGGAGTAGAAAATGGCGAAATATCATTTAGATAACGCGTACGGTACGACCTTACCAGATGTCGAGAGAGGACACTCAAATGAGAGTGTTGCTAAAGAATCAGAGCTTGACACATGGTATAAGGCTGAGAAAAATGAAATTGACTACGAGAACACAGGTTTCGTAGGTCGAGCAACAGGAGATGAACGATGAGTACTGAAGCAAGATATGTACCTACTGGTGAGCTACAGGGTGATGATCGCCCAATAACTGACCACGGTAACTCTAAGTCTGGTAATATGAATGGCTCTCTAGGGAAAGCTAGCAAATCAGATTTGGATAAAGGGTTCCATGCTGAAGGTAAGCTAGGGGATACAGGATCTGTCGAGGGGTTCGCATAATGTTAGATAAAAACAAACCATTCGGGGAAGTGTACGGACAGTCCGAAACAGCCTTTGAGCAAGATGGTGTGTTGTTTAATCTGCAAGGCGAAGAGCTTAATGCTCCGAAGAAAGAAGCCCCAAAAGTGGTGAAGAAGCCTAAGGATGTTGTTGTTAATGAAACACCAGCAAGACGCAAACCAAATAAATCGGTGAAATAAATGTTAGTTGATGAGCTTATTACAGAATGCAGGGTCAGACTTGATGATGCGGTAGCTCCTTACCTACAACCTACTGATGACTTGATAAGATGGATAAACGAGGCACAGCATGAAGCATGTAGACGTGCGAGAATACTATCAGACGCAAGAGCAAAGGTAAATGTTGTAGCAGGACGTGCAACGTATAACAACCCTGGTAAGACAATACAGATAAGACGAGCCAGGCTTCTCCTAGATGAATTGCCTTTGGTGTTCACTGGATCTAGGGATATGGACGAAGATGTGCCAGGATGGGAAAACCATACAGGAACACCTACGGATGTAATTACAGATCTATCTAGTGATAAGTTCACTCTATATCCAATTCCAATTGTATCAGATACGCTGATGATGACTATTATCAAAGAACCTGATGATATCACTGACGAGGACGACACCTTACAAATACCATCAAGGTTTCATTATTCGTTAGTAGACTACGTGCTCTTCAGAGCTTATAGTGTCGCAGAGAAAGATATGGGAGATAAGCAGAAGGCAGCAGACAGTCTTGCATTATTTGAGCAAGAGTTTGGTACCAGGAGCTCAGCTAAAGATGAAGTATTCAATATTAGGCAGATGCCCTATAACAATTCAGATGGTTATTATTAATATATAAGGTGATTAAAATGAAAAAAGGTGATGAGGTTCGTATCATTATGCCTAATCTAGTTGGCGTAGTAACCAAGGTAGAGTGGGACGAGGACGCTGACGAGAAGAGACTGAGAGTAGATTTCTCAGGGTCTGAAGGTACTGTGAGCGAAAAGTGGGTAAGAGAAAGTAACTTGGAGTCAATATCATGATGGGTGATAAACTAAAGGTCAAAGAAAGTCTAGGCTTATCGGTTGGCAAAAAAAATGGGATCAGCGAAAGCTGTGACGCACAAGGTCATTACGGCATAACATGTACTGGTGCTGATGGCGAAGTTAAATGGACTGAGGGAATAGAGAACCTAGTAACAACTGAGGGCAAGAATAAGCTCTTGGATATATTCTTTGAAACTCCTGCTTATACTGCTGCTTGGTACATGGGTCTACAGAACGGTGCTGCTGCTACTGTAGCTAGTACATACGCTGTACCTATAGTAACTGAAGTAACTACCTACGATGAAGTAACTAGACAAGTGGTAGCGTTTAGCGCGGCTACAGCTGGTAGTATATCGACGGCAGCTCCAGTAACATTTTCAATTAACGCAAGTGTCACTATTAACGGTGTAATGCTAGCAACATTCGCAACTAAAGGCGATGTAGCTGAAGTAGGCGCATTCTTGTACTCAGCTGGTGATTTTACTGGTGGAGCAAAGGTTGTTGCCGCTGGTGATACATTAAACGTTACTTATACAGCTAGCCTATAGAGGGTAGGTAGCTCAAGTAGATAGACCGCAGCCAGGGATAGCAAGCGGTCAATCCTACACAGGAGGTATATATGGCAATTACCAGGCTAGTATTAGTAGCATCAATTGCTTCTTCTGTCGCAGCATACTTTATAGGAGCCGGTTACGCGGCACTTTGGTTGCTATGGTATTACAGCGCTAACATTAAAGAATAGCATAATACCTATACTCAAAAACACATACCATACATAAGGTCAAAAAAATGCAAATATTAAGAGCGGACACGATAACAGAAGTTACTATAGGATGTGCAATCTCAGTGGCTGACTCCTTTACCCCTGTGACAACTTTGTCTATAGCAGGAGCAGACGAGGCTGAAATTATTAAGCATGGAGCTACTACAACAACACCAATAACAGGAACATTATCGGCAATTACTGGAGCAGATGGATACTATGCCCTGGACTTATCTGCAACAGATACAGACACTGAGGGTAGGTTTACGATATTGATTAACGATGATAGCCTTATCTTGCCAGTTAAACACCAATTCATGGTGGTAAGCGCTAACGTGTACGACTCATTATACGCACCAGCTACAACAGATTA